TCTGGTATTCCAATGAAATGGAAGAATGGAGGTGGACACTTACCTCCGATGAGAATCTTTCACTACAAGAAAGTGGAAATAGGGAGAATATTCGTGATGCGATGAATGATGTAGCTGATACCGTAGAGTATCTAATTGACAATGATCTATTATAGTGTTATAATATAGTTAACCTTCCGTGTGAATAGTGCCACTCTGTGGTATAGGGATCCCAACTTGGGGTTCCTTTTTTATGTAATAAATATCTAATAATAGATATCGTGTGCAAGACAGATGCCATTATCTCGTTTAGATAACTTTCTGAAGAATGTAAAAGGAAATATTATCTATGTTGACCCCAACAACTTAGATGCTACTGATGGTATTGAGAATCAGGGTAACTCATTCGCTCGACCATTTAAGACTCTTCAGAGAGCGTTAGTAGAGTCTGCTAGATTCTCATATCAAAAGGGTATCGATAACGATAGATTTGAAAAAACCACAATTTACCTGGCACCTGGTACACACCACATTGACAATAGACCTGGATGGATTCCGATTGGTGCCAATAGCTTCAGACTTAGAAATGGATTAACCTCAAGTGATTTTCCTGCATTTAGTAGCACGTCTAACTTTGACATCTTTGATGGTAATAATGCTCTGTATAAACTGAATAGTATCCATGGTGGTGTGATTATTCCCCGTGGTACATCACTTGTAGGACAAGATCTTAGAAAATGTGTGATCCGTCCAATCTATGTGCCAAATCCAGAGAATGAACTGATTGAAAGATCGGCCATCTTCAGGGTGACAGGTACGACTTACATGAATAGTTTTACCATTAAAGATGCTGATAATCAGAAAGCATGTTACAAGGATTATAGTAGTAATACATTCAAACCTACATTTTCTCACCATAGGTTGACGGTATTTGAATATGCCGATGGTAGGAATAATGTCAATATTAACGATGATTTTATCACCTATGCAACGAATCGTACCGATCTTGACATGTATTATGAGAAAGTCGGTCTTGTATATGGTCCTGCAAGTGGAAGAGAGATTGAACCTGATTTCCCAAGCCCAGGTGTAGATATTCAACCTAGGATTGATGAATTCCGAATTGTTGGTCCTACACAAGGATCTGCTGGTATTTCAAGTATTAAGGCTGGTAATGGTATAGTTCCTACATCTGTTATTGACGTTCAGTTAGCCACACCTATTTTTGGTCTCAACATTGACACCGAGGTTATCATTAATAATGTGACAGATGATAGGTATAATGGAACTTTCAATGTTACTGAAGTTACGGCAACAACCGAAACTGGAGTAACGGGATTTAAGTATGAAGTTCCTGTGTCACCAGGTGATGCTCTTCCAAATCCATCTGGAACCACTGTGAATTTGTCTACTGACACGGTAACTAGTGCGTCACCATACATCTTTAATTGTTCTATTAGATCACTGTTTGGTATGTGTGGTATGCATGCCGATGGTTCAAAGGCTGATGGATTTAAATCCATGGTCGTTGCTCAGTTTACTGGAGTTGGACTACAGATTGATGATAATGCATTTGTAAAATATAATACGTCAAGTGGTGCATTTGATGATTCGCTGACAGTTCCAAATTTACATACAGACATTGATGCTGTATATAAACCTGCTTATAATAATTTCCATATCAAGGCATCAAACAATAGTTTGATTCAGTTAGTATCAATCTTTGCGATCGGATATTCAAATCAGTTCCTGGTTGAATCAGGTGCTGACTTCTCCCTTACTAACTCAAACTCGAACTTCGGTCAGATTGCGTTGGTTGCAAAGGGTTATAAAGATAATGTCTTCTCTCAGGATGATGCCGGATACATTACTCAAATCATTCCCCCCAGAACTCTGAAACCAGAGAATGCGACAATCGAATTCTCATCACTTGATATTACGAAAACTACCTCTGTCGGGGACACATCAAAACTGTATCTTTATAATTTCACTAATCAGGATGAGGCACCTAATAGTATCATTCAAGGATACAGATTCGGTGCAAAAAATGATGAAGATATCAATGTTGTAATTCCTGTTGGTGGTACTCCTACAACATTCCGTGCCAAAGTTGTCATGGATGATACTGCATATGCCACTAATAAGGCCATTGGTAAAAAGGTATCTAGAGTCGGTAGAAATGTTTCTACTGGTAATAGTATTACAAGTTCAACACTGACCTTTACCAGTACTCACCAGTTTATTCAAGGAGAAACAGTCAGAATTATCTCTAATGATGGAAGACTACCTGACGGTCTTGATAGCAATAAAGTTTATTTCTCAATCGTTGATGGATTAGGTGGTAATCAGATACAGATTGCCCAGTCATTGAATGACGCCCTTTCTGGCAATAATGTCACGATCAACAATTTAGGTGATACTTTGATCGTTGAAAGTAGGGTGAGTGACAAACTAGCCGGTGATATCGGACACCCAATTCAATTTGATACAACTAATAGTCAATGGTATGTAAATGTATCATCTGCATCCACTGAAAATAATTTGTATGCGAAGTTGATTGGTGGTGGAATCGGAGACGCCTCACCAAGAAGTTTCTTCACTAGATTGAAGGATTCCAGACAATCTGATGATAGAATTCATAAGGTAAGATATGTAATTCCCTCTTCTACAGGTTCTGATTCTGCAAGAACACCACTTGACGGATATATCATACAAGAGTCTGGTGATGTGACCGGTGCTAACAATACCGAGGTTGCCCTGGAGTTTAATCCTGGTTCAGTTACCTTGAGTAATGATTCGCAGATGAGAAACTTTAGTTTCATTGCAAATGTAGATTACAGAGCGGGTCTGGCTCACTATACCACTGAAAAACCACATAGACTTTCTATCGGTTCAAGTATCGAGATTGGTAATGTTACTAGTACGTTGTTCCCAGTTGCTGGTGTAGGTCAATCAGGTTTCAACGGTGTATATGAAGTTACTGGAATCACTAGCGCAAGAACATTCTCGATTAATCAAATTCACTCTAGTCCTGGAACTTTCACCAATAATACATCATCTAGAACCACATCTCTTCCCTTTATGAAGAGAAAGAACTATAGTAGAGATTATTACGTTTATGATGTAGAAACTATTAATGACTTCAAAAATGGTGAGCAGGATGGTATTTACTACTTAAGTCTGTTGAGTGCGGATGTTAAACCGACTGTTGCACCATTTAATAATGATTATGCTTTCTCACAACCAGTTCAAAATCTTTATCCACAATTAGATAGAGATAATCCAAAATCCACTGCAACTTCCGCAGCGTGTCATGCACCTGCTAAATTAGTTGGTGAGACTGTTATTAATAATCCTCTGGATAGTATTACCGGAGAGACCCTTGAAGATTTGCTTGATGAGACTGGAATTGGTGTAGGTATTACCGATATTGTAAGTAACAGTGTTGGAACAGCATATACCATCTTCACCGATCACGATCATGGTCTCAACAGAATCACAAAACCTGCTATCGATAACCCTGGTGCAGGATATGGTGATGGTTCATCATCTATTCAATATTTTTACAATGCAACACTAGAAAATACTGGTGCAGGTTCTATCGGTAGGCATGGAACGGCACTAGTAACTGTCGATGGAACTTCTTCTGGTGAGATTATTGATATCGCTATCATGGATGGTGGTAGTGCCTTCGTTGCTGGTGATACGTTCAGAGTTGTCGGTATTGCAACCACCACTGGTTTCAGTGCTGCTACAGGTACAGTCAATAAGACATACAATAACTTGAACGACGTTATCACTATAGCTGGTATTAATCAGTTTGACGGAAGAGCATTTAATTCTGATTATAAGATTACGTCAGTCCCGGCAGTTAATGAAGTCGAGGTTGTACCATTAGCACCAACGTCGCCTGGTGTAACAGCTGGATTAGGTAATGCTGTGGCATCTCCAGGTGCATTCACTATTGTTGGACCAGCATTTGATACGAGTAGTTTTGTATATAACAAGAATGTAGGTCTTGCCACGGTCACCACAGACTTTGCTAATAACTTCAGAGTTAATAATAGTGTGACGGTAAGTGGTGCCTCTCAATCATTCTTTAATGGATCATTTATCTGTGTTGATAAGATTGGATTGACAACTGTTGTCCTTGATGTTGGTATTAATACTGTTTCACCTTCGACATCTGGCACTATTCAACTCCATAGTAATGGACTACAGAATAATGCTGGTGATATTGTTGTTGGAAATGGTAAACTTCATGGCAGGGAACAACCCATCTATGCCGGTATTACTACAACATTATCTGCGGCTATCTCTAATAAGACTACTGATACTATCAATGTCAATAATATGACAGAGTTTGGTTTCCTGATCGGAGACTACGTTCAGGTCAATGATGAAATTATGAGAATTAAGACAACTGTAAGTCGTGTTGGTGGAACAACTCAACTGAAGGTCTTTAGAGCTGTATATGGTACAATTGCTGCAATTCACCCTGTTGGTTCTGTAATTCAAAGAATAAGAGCTTATCCTATTGAGTTTAGAAGAAATTCTATTATTAGAGCATCAGGTCATACATTTGAATATGTTGGATTCGGTCCTGGTAATTACTCCACAGCATTCCCAGATAAGCAAACCAAAGAACTATCAACTGAGCAACAAATTATTTCTCAAGCTCAAAAAATGAGTGGTGGTGTTGTCAATTACACTGGAATGAATGACAGAGGTGATTTCTACATTGGTAATAAGAGAATTGCATCTATTACTGGTAGAGAACAACTCTTTAATACTCCGGTTCAAACTGTGACTGGTGAGGATCCATTTGCATCTGGTGCTTCAGACGACGTTAATAATTTTAACTACTCTGAAAGTTCTGTAATCAAGATTGATAGAAATCTGGTAGTTAATGGTGGTGATAAGACTAATATTCTTTCAGAGTTTAATGGTCCTGTCCAATTTACACAGAAAGTTGTAAGTACATCACCTGAAGGTCTTGAAGCAAGTAGTTTGTTTATTCAAGGTAATGCTCAGGTATCTAGAAAGATCACTGTTGGAATTGCAACTCCTAGTGAAGCTGGTAACCCTGGTGATATTGTTTACAACGCCAATCCCACTTCAGGTGGAACAGTTGGTTGGGTCTATACTACCAGTAACGCTTGGAAGACCTTTGGAACTATCAGCAGTTGATAAATAAAAATAACATAAACTGACCTGGTAGATAAATGGCAATTGATAAGGATTTTGTCATCAAGAATGGCTTACAAGTCAATGAAAACCTAATATTTGCGGATCCCGATACTGATAAGGTCGGTATCGGTACCACCACCGCAAATAGAAAGTTGGTTGTCATTGGTGATGGAGAGGTCAGTCAATCCTTGGCCGTTGGTACTACCATCACTGCAGAAAGAATCGCAGTAACTGGTGTATCTACCGCACAATCCGGTCTAGATGTTGGTGTCGGAGGAACAGTCCTAGGTGTATCTGTTCTTAATAAACAGATCGGTATTAATTCGACCAATCCAACTTACACAGTAGACCTTAGAGGTCCGGTGTCTACTGGAACTACTGCAGCATTTGTTTTTGGTGACGTAGAAGTAACTGGTTCAATTAAGGCAACATCGTTATCAGGTCAGATCTCTGCTGGTGGTACCGTTGGTTTCACTAATGTAACTGTAGAGAAAAATTTAGTTGCAAATAATGCTGAAGTATTCACAAAGTTCAACATTGATGATAATAGTAATAAGTTTAGATTTATAGCAGCTGGTGATCCTCCCGGAATTGGATTCACTCAAAATGTTGATAATCCTACGATTTATCTTAATAGAGGTCAAAACTATAAATTTGTTGTTGATGCTGGTGGATTCCCATTCTACATTAAAACAGAACCCACTGCCGATCTATTAAATCAATTCAATAGAGGTGTCGTAAATAACGGTGCTCAGGTTGGAATTATAACCTTCAAAGTTCCATTTGATGCACCAAACCTACTGTTCTACCAGGCATCCAATACAGCTGGTATGGGTGGCACTATTTTTGTTAATAACGACCAATTATCAAATTCAATCGGTATTCTTACCGTCACATCCTTCTTTGATAGTAACACTCAAGCTGATTTTGAACAGATCTTTGTATCAGGTATTGGAACTATCAACAACCTGAAGGGTCCTGACTTCAGTGTAAGTTCTGGTATTGTAACTGCTAGTCAGACACAGACTGCATTTATCGGTGTTTCAACTGGTGCAGATAAAGTTCTGATTGAACAGAAGAACGATTCCACTGGTTATCAGGTATTGTTTACGGATGATTCATCGACTGGTTATAGAGCTGGTTATATTGATGCGAATACTGGTCAATTCAAATACAATCCATCTACACAAGTTCTAACTGTAAATGAAGTTGTAGGTAATCTGTCTGGTATTGCCACCGGTGCCGATAACATTAATGTTGATCAAAGAGGTAACAATGTAGATTATCAAGTTATCTTCAGTGATACTGATGGTAGTGCATATCAAAGATTGTATATTGACACTAACAATGCCAATCTTACTTACAACCCCAGCACTAATACTCTTACATCCACCAATGTCAATGCAACGACATTCACCGGTAGTTTGAGTGGAACTGCAACAAATGCAAATAACATTAATGTTGATGAGAAGAATGATAATACCGATTATCAGGTATTGTTCTCCGACAATCAAGGAAATAGTTTCCAAAGACCTTATATTGATTCTAACAGTGGACAGTTTAAGTATAATCCATCAACAAACACACTGACAGCGGGAAACATTGCTGGTGCAGGTGACAATATTACTAATCTTGACGGAAGTAATATTTCACAAGGGACTATTAATGCAAACAGAATTCCTGATGCCTCTACAACGGCTCAGGGTGTAGTTCAACTGAACACCTCAATTAGTAGTACATCTACAACTAAAGCAGCAACACCATCTGCGGTCAAGGCTGCTTATGATGCTGCCATTCAAGTTATCCCCACCGGGTCGGTAATGTTGTTCTATCAATCTGCTGCACCAACTGGCTGGACAAAACTTACCACCAATAATAATAAAGCACTTAGAGTTGTAAGTGGTTCCGGTGGTGGAACTGGTGGTAGTAATAACTTTACATCTGCATTTGACTCCTCACGAGCAGTTCCACTTCTTCAACACAACCATACTGCCAACTCGGGTAACCAAAACTCCAATCACAGTCATTCTGCAAATGCATCATCAAGCTCTGGCGGAAATGGAGCACACGGACACTCCTTCAGTGACAACCATAGTCACAACGTGTCGGGAAATTCCAATAACAATGGAAATCATACTCATGGTACACCAACTGGACTTGGAGATGGTGATGGAAGTGCTTTCAGTCCAGTTGGTGATGGACAAGGTGGATCAGGATCGGGTACCAATAGTACCTCCAACAGTGCTGGTGGACACTCTCACAATGTGAGTGGTAACACTAACACTGCTACTGTATCTGGTAATACAGGAAACCAAAGTAACCACAGTCATAACGTGAACACCAACGTTTCACTTGGAAACAATAATTCTAATCACTCACATTCTATCACTGTAAGTAATAATGGTTCAAGTGGAGCATCAATGGACTTCGCTGTTAAATATATTGATGTCATTATCTGTTCTAAGGACTAGGTGGTAATGTGTCAAGGGGATTATGAGGTGTAATCTGTGATTGCACGATCCCCTGTTGTAAACCTTCAATGTAGAGTTGTTGGTTTAAATGATTTGCTTGTGCTACATCGTTTCTAAAACTTTCTACTGCAGCACCAGTCTGATTTGATTTCTGAGCAATCTCAACGGCCATCATAGGCATCCATGCGACGGCACACTTCCATTCGTCAATCTCTTGTCCTGTGTTTGGATTTACTCCCCTTACCTCAGTGTACCAAGCACATTTACGACCGACACATTTCTTTTTGATGAGAGGGCAAAACTCACCTTCCTTCATTGTGTAAATACTCAATCACCTCAAATATTTATCTACTCACTTTATAAATACAACTAACAGGAAAAGCATTATAGTTTAATGTCATTACTTAGGGCCGATAAGATAACCAATAGGTTTAAGAATAGTGGCCCGATCATTGTTGGTCCTTCCTCCGTAACTGGTGATTTTACGGTATCAGGAATTCTTACAGCATTAGGAATTGGTGTTACTAATGATGTTTTAATTGGTGGTGCTACAACCACAAAGTTTTTAACAGCTCAAAACTCAGCAAATCTTTTTAATACAACATTAACAGGTGTAACCACTGTTGGTGTAATTACTGGTGGTACATACTTTGGTAATGGTGTCAATTTAACGGGAATTGTTACATCAATTGCTGCTGGTGCTGGTGTTTTTATCTCTCCGGCTAGTGGTCAAGGAAGAGTAACAATTAATGCAAATAATGTAGCAGTTGCTGGTTTTGCAGTCACAGCCGGTGTATCAACTAATCTGAAGGGTGGTGCCTCCGGTGTCATACCATATCAATCTGCCGTCAATACTACAGCATTTACTGGTGTAGGTAATACTGGAGAAATTCTTTTATCACAAGGAGCTAATACTCCTGTATGGACTTCACTCGCAGCGATTAATGTTTCTTTCGCTTCAAGTGCTGGTGTATCCACAAACTTAAAAGGTGGATCAGCAGGTAAGCTTCCAATTCAAACTGCACCCGATACCACTGGATTCCTTCCAGTTGGTGTCACAGGTAATATCCTGTTAGCACAGGGAACTTCAAATCCAATCTATATTGATCCTAAGGCATCTTTGGATGTTCGTAGGGCACGGTTCGCAGGTATTGCTACCAATCTACAAAATGGTTTCATCTCCAACGTAACTTCATTAGAAGTTGTTGGTGTCACCACATTAGGTGTAACCACAGCAAAGACGTTAGATGTCACTGGTATCACCACCACTGACCTTTTAAATGTTTCTACTGCTGCAACGATTACCAATCTGACCTTATCTACAGGTCCCGGTGTTGCAGTCACAGCCATTCTTGATGAGGATGACTTGGTATCTAACAGAGCAGATGCTCTGGTAACTCAACAATCAATCAAGGCATATGTTGATAGTCAAGTTACAGCACAAGACCTTGACGGTAATGCTGATAGTGGAACATTTGTAGTTGATCTTGATAGTCAGGAGTTAGGTGTTCGTGGAACTTCTAACGAAGTCATCACTGTTGGTGCTGGACAAAGTGTTACTGTTGGACTTGATACCAACGTAACTATTCCAAACAACCTAACAGTTACTACCAACTCACAAGTTAATGGTATCTCGTCGGTTGGTTCTGCCATTACAATGTATGGAGCGACTGGTATTGTCAGTGCCACTGCATTCTATGGTGACGGCACAAACCTTACCAACGTTCTTGGAATTGGTAATTCTGTTACTAATATCGTCTTTGTCAGTCCTGATGGTGATGACACAAAAGATGGTCGTAGAGTATCAACAGCAAAGAGAACTGTTGGTTCTGCACTTACAATTGCCGAAGCAAGTACAGTTATTAGAATCTCTGCTGGTAACTATTCAGAGAATAACCCACTCATTCTTCCTGAACAGGTAACTATTCTTGGTGATAGTTTGAGAGAAGTATCGCTGTCACCACAGAATGCTAATCAAGACTTCATCTATGTTGCTAACGGAAGTTATGTTGAGAATATATCCTTCACCGGAACTTTGAATGAGGGTAAGGCAATCATTGCATTTAATCCCGATAAACCATCGTTTGTAACACAAGGCCCATACATTAGAAATTGTACTAACTTCATCACTAATAGTATTGGTATGAAGATTGATGGTGCTAGTGTAATCGGTCCTACAAGGGCGATGAACGTTGATAGTTACACTCAACTGAACCAGGGTGGTATTGGCGTTTCTATCTCTAATGAGGGTTATGCTCAGTTAGTTTCTATCTTCACCATCTACAACGATCAGAGTATCATTTGTATCAATGGTGGTCAATGTGATCTGACCAACTCCAACTCTTCATTCGGTAGGTTTGGTCTGGTTGCTGATGGTATCGGTCCCACAAACTTTATCGGTACGATTACGACTGCAACTGCTGCAAATTCAGATGTATTCCCCATTGATTTAAGTACAGAGACACTTTCAATTGAAAACGCATTGTATGATGCTGCATCAGGTCTTACAACGATTACCACTTATAAGGCTCATGGTTATAATCAGGGTATGAGTGTTAATCTTGCAGGTCTTGGTTTCTCCTGCAGATCATATGACCACACTTTTGTAAGTGGTGTTAATAATGCAATCACCGATGGTAATGGTGTAAATTATACCGCACAAACCGGAACAACTTATAATCAGGATACTGGAGCATTAGTTCTTGATGTCAATACGACTCATGGATTATCTGCTGCCACAGCATTAACGGCAACAACTGGTACTGGTTGGATTCCATCCACAGGTATTTTGACTGTTGTTACAACAGCTGCACATGGATTGACAACAAATGATTATGTTAAATTCGCGACAGAATCACTGACATTCTCTTGCACACAAGATGGTAATGCTACCAACCATGCATATCCCAGACAAACTGATCCCGTATTTAATAAGTGGATTCAGGTAACTGTAACTAATGCCACAACATTTACATGTAGTGTTGGTGTCTCAACAACCGGTGATTTTACACACACATTTGTTTCAGCAACTGCAGGTGGAGTTCTGAAGGCTAATGATACTGTCACCATTGCTGATAATGGTGTCACATTTACATGTGATAAGGACAACAATACTTCTAATCACTCTTATCCCAGACCTGGTGATCCAGCATCTGGTGCTACTCTTGGTATTGAAGCCGTCACATCTGATACATTTACTGTTAATGTTGGTGCATCTAATATCTTTACCTTCCCATCCGGTAACTTTGGTAACATATTCACCGTTAGTGAAGTAGTTGGCATCAATACATTTAAGACCTTTGTAGGATTCTCAACTCTGACTCATGTTTATAATAGCGGAGGAAACACCAATACATTTGTAACCAGACCTTATGACGGTCAGGTTGTTTATGTTGATAGTATTTTCAATTCGATCAATGGTGTTACGATTACGAACGGTGGAAGTGGTTACACAAGTCCCCCTGCAATTACATTCTCTGATCCAAGTGAATCATGGGGCATCAGGGCAACTGCAAACGCAGTATTGACGAATGGTGTAGTAACATCAGTGGATATGATTTCTAATGGTAGAGGATACACTGGATCACCCACTGTGACTATCGCTGGTGCAGCTTCAGGCACCCCCAATCTCTTACCTACATACTATGTGGTCAGTAGTGCAACTCCGATTGTCGGTGGTATCTCTACTGTTACCTTTACTGAAAGGGTACCCTACGCAGTCGGTGTTGGATCAACAGTTCCATTCTTCAAACAGAGTAGAGTTCTTGCTTCAAGTCACGCCTTTGAATATATTGGATCTGGTAATACATTCCCTGATGCACTCCCTGCTCGTGGTGGTGTAGCAATCCCAGAAAATGAAATTGTGAATAAGAATGGGGGTTTGGTTATCTTCACTTCTACCGATCAAGCAGGTAACTTTAAAATTGGTGATGGTGTTGTTATTAATCAGTTAGAAGGTTCTATTTCTGGAGACGCATACAACAGAAGTTTGTTTGCAAACATCACACCTTACATTCTCGCACTAGGAGGGGGAGACTAAAAAATGCCACTAGCTTTAAACAATTATCAAACTATTACGGGTGTTGTAGGAACTAATACAGTCGGTATCTACACAGCACCAACTGGGTACAGTGCTATTGTTCTATTGGCACAAGCCACCAACATTGGAAGTAATACACAGACAATTAATTTTTTACACGAAAGAACAGTCGCAGGTGTTGCAGTAACTACAGAAATTCTTTTGGGATTTCCTGTTCCTGCGAATGATGCTGCAAATCTTCTTGCAGGAAAACTTGTTCTTGAAACTGGTGACTCACTTAAAATAGGATCAAGTAGTAATACTGATGTGAAATTTATTTCATCTGTTTTAGAGACACTTAATCAGTAATAAACAATGGCAAGATTCGCTAGCAACGACCGTATAAATCTAAAAGTTGGTGTAAGTTCACATAGCGAACAACTTACATCACTGGAAGTAGTTGGTCGTGTTGGTATAAACTCTACCACATCAGAGAATGCACTAGACATTGTTGGTAATGCCAATGTAGATGGGAATATAAGTGTATCTGGGTTGTCAACCTTTACTGGTATTGTTACCACTGGTGGTGACCTGTATGTTGGCGGTGACCTATATGTAAAAGATGATTTAGTATATGACGAAGTAACGGGTAGAAATATTAATATCAGTGGTGTAGCAACCATTGGTCAAACACTAGATGTCAATGGTAATCTAGATGTAGATGGTCACACAGAACTTGATAATTTAAATGTAACTGGTGTTTCTACATTTACAGGTTCTATACATCTTCCTGATAGTTCTGGAGATGCCGTTGGTAGAATATTATTTGGTGATGGTGATGATTTAAAAATCTATCATGACGGCAATTCTTATATAGAGAACACTAATGCAGCATCAAATCTTTTCATAAACAGTGCTCTAGGATTACAACTTAGAGTAAACAGTAGTGAAGCAGCACTTGCGGCGACAGCTAATGGTACGGTTGAAATTTACCATGATGGTGTTGAAAAACTTGAAACCACTGGTTTTGGTGTTACTGTCTTTGGAACTACACAAACTCAACAGTTAAATGTAACCGGTGTTTCTACATTTGCTGGTAATATAAACGCAAATGGAAATCTTGTTGGTGATAACTCCACAAATATTTCTGGTATCAACTCTGTTACTGCAGTAACATACTTTGGTGATGGTTCACAACTTACCGGTTCTGGTGGTGGTACCCTTATTCAAGGTATCTCTATCGAAGAAGAGGGGACGAATGTTGGCACAGCTGGGTCAATCAAAACCATCAACTTCAAAGGTGCAAAGGTAACTGCTGCTTCAGTTAATGCCACTAAAGTTGATGTTACAGTTAATACTGGTCTTAATACAGCAGGAACATCTGGTTTCAATAATCTATTTGTAACTGGTGTATCTACATTTGCAGGTAATATCAACGCGAATGGAAATGTTATTGGTGATAGTGCTACAAATATTTCTGGTATTAATTCAGTAACTGCAACAACATTCTTTGGTGATGGTTCTAATCTTTCTAACACTGGTGCAGTTTTAAGTGCCGCATCTGGAATTCAAAGACTGGTTGCTACTAGTCTAACTACGGGTGTTCTGACCGCTGCTGGAACTGACGCGGACTTGACATTTAATGCAACAACTAACCTATTAAGTGCTGGTAAATTATCGATTGCAGGTATTTCTACATTAGCTGATGTTAATTCATCTGGTGTCATCACGGCAACAAGCTTTAGTGGAAGTGGTACAAATTTGTCAGGCATTGTTACTTCGCTAATAGCAGGGGCCAATATTTCGATAAGTGGTGCTACCGGCCAAGTCACTATCGCTGGTCTTGCCAATACTGCTAATGTAACAGCCAATACCTTGACTGTATCAGGGTTCTCAACATTTGCAAGTGCGTCTTTTAGTGGTAATGTTTCAATTGCAGGAACACTTACTTATGAAGATGTCACCAATATTGATTCTGTTGGTGTCATCACTGCAAGAGCTGGAATTAGAATCGGAACAGGTGGTACAGTCGGACCTGTAGGATCTGGTATTGTAACATACTTTGGTGATGGTTCACAACTAAGTGGAGTTCAAGGTGGTAAATGGGAAGAAACTGATGTAGGTATCAATACATCTTCAAATGTTGGTATCGGTACTACAAATCCCATTCACAAACTAGAAGTTATTGGTGACACTAACCTAACTGGTAATCTAAATGTAACAGGAATTACTACCATAAATGGAAATAGTGTTCCATCCATCGGAATGGTAATTGCCCTCAGTGGTTTCTAATAAATAACTAAAAAGTACTAATACAATGGCGGAGTCATTTACAAATTCACTGACAAGGGCTGCGGGTATTGTAACCTCAAGTAATTCAGGGTCTATTGGTATTACCACTTCCCTCATTACCGGAATCTCAACCAATGGGGTTTCAGTTGGTGATATGGTAAAAACAACATTCTTTAGGGGTGGGTCAAAAGTTTCTGTGATTGGAGTAGGTCAAGTAAATCTTGACAGAACATCTACCAATACCACTACAAAGACTGGTCAAACTGTTACATTTATGGGTAAGACCACTGCTTTTACAGCAACCGAAAAATCAATCTTGGTTGGTGGAACTTTCGCAAATCTGACTGATAATACGATTAATGTGAATGTAGAGGTTGGAATCGGAAATACTTTTGCTCTTATCGCAAACAATATTCCTATCCCTCAAGGTAGTTCGTTCGTTATCAGTGACGCTGGTAAAACAATCTTAAGACCGAATGAAGTAATTAATTTGTATTGTGATACAGCCACATCTGTGGATTCTAGTTTGAGTATTCTTAGTGGGGTTCAATAATGGGTCTTGGTAATAACGGATATATTGGAAGATCTCCTGGAGATTCTTCTGTAATTGTAAGAAGACAGGTATATCAACCAACCGGTGTTCAAACTTCATTTACATTTGAATCTGGTTATGACAACAATTTCTTTGATGTCTTTATTAATGGTGCGAAGCAGATTAAGTCCATTGACTTCACTGCGGTAGATAATACAACATTCTCTTTAACATCACCAGCACAAAATGGTGATGTTATTGAGGCTGTCGCTTATAAAGCTTTCAATGCCACAAATAGTGGTGTGGGTATTCAATCTGCCGGGGTACGGATTGGTGAACCTTCAACTCTAAATTTTATTGGTGCAGGAAATACATTTAAAGTTAGGGAAGCTGGTGAGGTTATTGATATCTCCATTCAAGGTGGTGGAGGAGGTGGTGGTGTTGGAACTGCCATTAATTATGAAAACGGAGATTCAAGCCCATTTAGTTTCATTAATGCAACAGCATTCGTAAATCAAAATATTGTTTTAGATACAACAACTGCTGGTGCAGATAATTCATACGTTGTCGTCCAGGAACCCCGACTGATTGTTTCAGTTGGTGCTGCCGTTACTGTGGGACTTGGAAAAACTATGGTAACTGATCTATATCAACTTGGTGATCTCTAATAAATACAACTAAAAGATATAAGTAATGTCGGCAATTAATGTAAATTCAATTACAGGAAGGACCGGAACTCACGGTCCTGTGCTGACTGGTGTGACCACGGTAACTGGTGGCACTCTAAATACCGCAGCTTTAAACGTCACTGGTGCAGCTTCATTTTCCAGTAATGTATCTATTGCCGGTACCTTAACTTATGATGATGTAACAAGTATAGATTCGGTTGGTATTATTACAGCACAGGCTGGTATTCAGGTAACCAGTGGGTCGGTTGGTATTGGAACTGCTATTCCTGGAGCATTGTTATCTATCGAATCTACCGCAGCAAATGCTGCAAGAATTCGTTTAGGATTTGATAGTCCTAGGTATTATGATATCTTCCGTGGTAGTACAACAAATAGTGGTTACCTTAATTTTTACGGAAGTCAAAGTTCTTTTGTTGGATATGTTTTTGATGGTGTAGATGGCGAGAGGATGAGAATAGATACAAGTGGTCGCTTATTGCTGGGCACCACGACTGAAGGTGAAGCAACTGCAGATAATTTTACAATTGCAGACTCGGGACATTGTGGAATTACTTTACGTTCCGGTGATGATGATGTTGGAACGATTTTCTTCTCCGACGGCACGTCTGGTGATGCTGAATATGAAGGTTACGTTCAATATGATCATAGTGGCAATTTTATGAAATTTGCTACAAATCATGCAGAAAGACTTCGTGTAGATTCTACTGGTCGTTTGCTGGTGGGCACGACCAGTGACGTATCACCAGCAGGTTTTAATAATAGAATTCAGGTAAATACCAATAGTTACACTGCCAGTATTCTTCTTAGAAGAGACAGTAATAACGACGGTGCTGGCAACGTTGTCTTTGCTAAATCCAGAAGTAGTTCGCTAGGTGGTCACACCATTGTTCAATCTGGTGATGACCTAGGAAAGATTTATTTTTATGGTGCTGATGGAACTGATACTGATACTCCAGCCGCATCTATTGAAGCAGCTGTAGACGGTACTCCTGGCACCAATGATATGCCAGGAAGATTGATGTTCAAAACAACAGCCGACGGAGCATCATCATCAACAGAAAGACTTCGTATAACTTCTGAGGGACATTTATTACCTGGAAGCAATAATACATATGATCTGGGATCAGTTACAAAGGGATGGAGAAATGTTTATTCTAATGACTTAAATTTATCTAATATGAATGGAGATTCAAACGATATTGATGGAACTAATGGGTCATGGACTATTCAAGAAGGAAAAGATGACCTATTCTTAATAAATAGATTGACTGGTAAAAAATATAAGTTTAATCTTACAGAGGTATCCTAGATGGCTTTTTATGTTACAGATGGAACAACTGCAAGACAACAAAATACAGGTGTAGTTTTTGTTGAAGGCAAGGTAACTACTGGAACCTCACATGTAGATATAAGATATGATCAGGCAAGAAGTGCTGGATATGGATTTTTTACATTAGATTTAACTGGTATAAGAGTTCAATCTAAGGAATTTACAATGCGTGGATTGACTGCTGCTAACACAGTTGCAACAAATGGACATTATGGGGGATACTATGCTCATGGAGAGTCTGATGCAGACCTTGATGCGGGTACAAGTAGTAGTATGAATAATGATGCTTACTGGACTTTAACGGCGGGTCGGACGGGAAGTCATCTCAGTAGATATTTGGGACATTGGAGAGTTTATATAACATTTCCTATAGATTCATCAATCACAGCTGTAAATGGTGCTCGTCCAAATGTTTTTTGGAGAGGAACTTGTAGAGTTTCTAGTGTTGACTCGGCCAATATAGCTGGTGGAGGAACAGCTGTTCCAGCTTTTGATTATGGTATCAGGATTGGTACTAATGATGGATCGACAAACTGGGATCTTGGTTCATATTGTCTAACCGGATATAAAGAGGGTGGTCAATTCTAGTGATCTTTCATGGTTTATGGTTGATAAATAATCAAAAAGTACTCTGATGTCAAGAATAAGAGCAGATCAGATATTAAATGGTGCTGGTACCGGTGCTCCTAACTTTTCATTAGGACTTCAGGTAGGTGCTGCTACCACTGTCCACACAACAGGTATTGACCTTGGAAGTGGTAGTATTCAATCACATAATATAAATTCAACTGGTATTATTACTGCTGCTTCTGGATCTTTTAGTGGTAATGTTTCTGTTGGTGGAACATTAACATATGAAGACGTTACAAGTATAGATTCGGTTGGTATTATAACTGCTCAATCTGGTATTCATGTTACTGGTGGTGATGTTGGTATCAATACAACTTCAAATAATGATGGCGCACATTTTCAACATTATCAATCTGAAGTAAGACATCAAAGTTTCCAAAGTACTAATGGTGATTTATCAATTGTTACAGATAATAATAGTAATCCAGCTGTATACATCAAAGGAACAGGAAATGCAGATTTAGTAAATGTATTTGATAATACTACTGAAGTTTTTACAATAAAAGATGGTGGTAATGTTGCTATCGGAACTGATAATCCCTCATCAGTCATTTTTACTGTAAGAGGAGATAATAATACTACATTTACTAATAATCCAGCTAGCATGCTTATAGCGGGTAATGATTCAGCGACTTCGGGTAGCTCTGGTGCCGGTATATTCTTTGGAGGAAGATATCTCGATGGTCAAGATACTACAACGACATTTGCAGCTATCAGTGGTATTAAGGAAACAACATCAGATAATGAATATGGCGGTGCTTTAGTTTTTGGTACTAGAGCTGCTGGTTCTGGTGGTGGAAGTTTTGAAAGAATGCGTATAGATTCTAATGGTTATATGACAAAGGCACCATCGGGAATGGTAATAAGAAGTGGTTTTTATGATCCAGGAACCGGAACTAATGCAACAACAGCGACCACTTCCGCGACATTTACAACCCTTAATATTAATGGAACGGGTCAAGTAGGACATAATATAGGTAAATTCAGTGATGACGGACTCACATATACTAAAGTAAGTTCTAATAGTCATCTGAATATTAGTGTATCTATACCTTTTTATCTTGCCGTGGGTGGTACAGGTTTTGGTATTAGAGCTCTGTTGAGTACAGATAATGGAAGTAATTATTATACAGTAACTGGATTAAGCAATGGACCCGCTGACAAATGGGGTGCAGCTGGTTACGGTGGTAACACATCTGGTATAGTAAATTATACTTGGAATACAAGAATGAATTCTTCTCGGGCATCAGCAATACTTGCAAAAACAGGAACTATTAGATTCTATTTTGAGGTGGCTGTTTGGTCTAGTTCCGATACATTAACAATTGGTGATTATCCTAGTTATAACAAAAAATCTTCAATTATAGTACAAGAAATTGCTGAATAAATAACTAAAAAAGTATCGGTATGTCGAAGATACAAGTAAATGAGATAGTCAATCACTTTGATAATGGTGCTCCCGACTGCCCCAAAGGTTTTACGGTATCTTCTGGTATTTCGACATTTACCGGTTCAATTGATGCAAATGGTAGTTTAGATGTAGATGGTCATACAAATTTAGATAACGTTAATATATCTGGTGTTGTCACTGCTACTAGTTTTGTTGGAAACGTTACTGGTAATGTTACGGGAAATGCTGATTCAGCAACTAATGCACAAGGTCTTACTGGTTCTCCAAGTATTTCTGTTGCAAGTCTTGTCGCAACTGGTAATGTAACTATTGGTGGAACACTTACATATGATGATGTAACAAACGTAGATGTAATTGGAATATTAACAGCAAGAGGTGGAATAAAAATTGGTACGGGTGGTACAGTCGGACCTGTAGGATCTGGTATTGTCACATACTTTGGTGATGGTTCACAGTTAACTGGTATTGATGCAACTCAAATTCAAACTGGTAATACTAGTGTCCAGACTATAGATACTGGGTCTGATGGGCACGTTAAGGTTAATACTGAAGGTAGTGAAAGACTTCGTATAACCTCAACTGGTTTAATTGATGCATCTTCAAATACAACTGCTATAGCACTACCACAAGGAACCACAGCACAAAGACCGTCTGGTTCGGCACCATACATAAGGAAGAATACCACCAATAATGCGTTGGAATATTTTGATGGGACATCATGGGTAGAGATAATCACGGATTATTTCCCCACTGGTTCTACTATTTTAGGTTGAGGTAAGAAATAATGGCAAACGAAGTATTTACAAGAACTCCTACAAGTGTAGGTAACAGAAAAAAATTCACCTGGGCAGGTTGGATAAAAAGAAATGATATAAATGCAAGTGGTGCAAATTCCTATCAAGGAATTTTTGCTGTCGGTACTTCTGATGGTTCAGAAGATACCTTTATGTTCTCTTCTGATCGAATCAGATTACGTTGCGAAAGTGGATCAGACATAACAACAATTGAGGAATTTAGAGACCCTGGAAATTGGATGCATGTGATGATGGTCGTAGATACCACAGTATATGATGCAGATCGTAGATGTGTTTTTTATATGAATGGAAGAAGATCAGACTGGATGTCTCAAGAAGATAACATTACTCAAAACGCAGACTTAAGAATTAATAGTGTTGACAAACATTATTTGGGAGAATTTCCCAGAATTAATGAACATTTAGATGGTCAAATATGTGATGTATTCCTCGTAGATGGTCAGGCACTTGGTCCAGATGTGTTTGGTTTCTATAAAGATGGAGACGGTTATATTTCTTCTGGAACTGCAAAAGCAACTGATTTCCGTCCTGGTCAGTGGATGCCACATTCACCATCAAAGATCAAAAAGGATATCAATCGTAGGGGTGGATTTGGAGTTAATGGATTCTATCTTCCTATGAATGATAGTTCCAATCCTGGTGCTGACTTCCATATGACTCCTAATAGTATTATTAAACTGAAAGGAGAAGACTTACCACAACCACGCAACGGTGCTCCTACAACTTCTGATTCTTATGTCAGTCAGTTGAGGACACAGACAGGTGAATTGTTTAATGATGGGGTCGTTAATTTTGGTGGAGCCGGTGATAGAAATGCATTGCAAGATAGTGGTAATGGAGTCAATTTAGGAACTGGTGAATTTACTGTAGAAGCTTTTGTTTATCATTCTATTCTTCCGCAAAATTCTCTGCAGTATATCTTCATGACCACAGCTCAAGGTAATCCTAATGCATTTGCATTTGCTGTTGAAAATGATCGTATTGTTGCTGGGTCACATGCCGGTAGCTTCTCAAACTCCACAAAAGTAGAAGCAACATTTCCTGTAGGAAGTCTTAAAACAGGTCAGTGGTATCATTATGCTGCTTGTAGAAGTGGAAATACACTCCGTCTGTTTATTGATGGAAAAATGATGGTGGAGGATACTTCACACACGGAAAATTATAATAACACCAGTGCGTTTGGGTGTAGAGTTGGATCCGAAGCAGGGGATGGTGCTAGTAGTGCAGGATATAAATCTATCAAGGGATTTATGTCAAACGTTCGTGTTGTAAATGGAACCGCTCTTTATACCTCAAACTTTACACCACCAACATCCGCTCTTACTGCAGTAACCAATACTATTCTTCTTTGTTGTCAGTCTCCAACATCAGTGACTGCTGCTGCTGTATCACCTGGTACATTATCACTTCTAACTCATTCAGGTGATATGCCAGCAGCCGCTGCTAGAAATGAATTAGATGCTTCTATTGTTCTTGCTATTCCTGGTATTAGTGGTGGTCAGGTTACTGGGATTGGTGATTACTCTGCTGATATCCGAGGTAATGGAACTAATAAAAATATTTCTGCAAATGGAAATGCTGGTGTTGGTGCGACTGGAATATATTATGGAAGTGCTTTAAATCTTGATGTAAGTAATGATAATCTTGTTATTGCTAACGACTCAAACGGAAGTATCTCTACGGATTTTAGTTTTGGATCTAGTGATTTTACAGTAGAGTATTGGCAATATAATACAAGTTTTTCAGGAACTCCTGGACATGGTATATGGGATAGTCCAAATAATCAAAGATCTTGGTTAATCTATAATAATAGTTCATCAAAACCAAGATATTATGTGTCGGTCGATGGAGTTGCTAGTGTTAATATAAATTCAGATGAAACTGTTCCAACTGATCAATGGAATCATTATTGTATGGAAAGAGTTGGTTCAACTTTATTTGGCTATCTAAATGGTAGATGTGTCGGACAAAATAGTAATTTGGGAACACAATCGCTATTTACTCCAGTTGATTACCTAAAAATTGGAACTTGGGGTGATTCATCATTCTCTGTAAAAGGATTTGTACAAGACTTTCGTATCTATAAAGGTGTAGCAAAATACAAGGGTGGTTTTGATGTTCCCAAACCTTATACACCAGTAGGTATTGAAGCATTTAGAACAGTTGCTGATACTTGTAAGAATAACTTTTGTACTTGGAATTCAATATCTCCTACATTTAGTGGGAGTAATGCAGTATTTTCTAATGGAAATCTGACTACTTCTGAAGCAACCTCAAACGTAGCTCAAGGCACTGGAACAATTGGTCCATCATCAGGTAAGTGGTATTATGAAGCAAGAGCAGAAAATGTAACTGGTAGTACTCATTTGATTGGAATACGAGCAGCAGAATGGAATAATGCTAATACTCAAAATAGTTTAGCATATAGAAGTAATGGTGCTGTATATAATTATAGTACTGCTGCTACTAGTCAAGCATCCTACACTACTGGTGATATCATAGGTATTGCATTTGATGCTACTAATGGAAGATTATGGTTCTCTAAAAATGGAGTTTGGACTACTGGAACAAACCCTTCAGCAGGGTCGGGACAAAATGTTAATTACACACCTTCTGCAACCACTGCATTTTTTGCCTTCGATAATGTATCAGGAACTCAATTATGGGATGCAAATTTCGGTCAAAACCCATCATTCTGTGGCAGAATTACAGCAGGAACAAATGCAGATGATAGTGGCAAGGGACTGTTTAAGTATGCCCCTCCAACTGGTTTCCTAGCATTATGTGAGGATAACTTACCTGCTCCTGTAATTGCTGACCCTGGTAAGCACTTTAAGACCGTACTTTATACTGGCACTAACACTAACA